ATTCTTTTTCGTCACGCCATTCCATCAATTTTGAATCATAGTGTTTTTTTAGATCGTCATAGCGTTTTTTGTAGTCGTGCTCTTCTGTTTTTATCTCTGTTTTAAGAGATATGGATTCTTCATCTTCTAAAGATGTTTCTTGGTCTTCATCTTTTAGGGTAGCTTCCGGTTCAGGTTGATCAGCATAAACCTCTGATCTATAACTTCCCCGGTAAGGGCCTAGTTCTTCTTGTTCTTTACTCTGTACTTCTTCAGTCATTTTTCCTCCTTGCAGGGCCTCGTAGGGGTAGCTGCTAGTTGGTTAATCTCGCAGGGCCGTTAGTTAACGGGTGGCTGCGTCTCTCTTTTCCGCGAAGGCCTACCCAAACTAGCCTCTCTTTGTCTGAGAGCTTTGCGAGTGGGTTGGCGGAAAGTTCCTCTCCTTATTCGCGGAGCCTCTACAACTACCTCTGGGGTAGGTGTAATATCTTTTGGAGCCTCTACAACTACCTCTGGGGTAGGTGTAATATTCTGTTTTGGTCTGGGTATGTTTCTAAAGAAATTTAGTGCAAAATCAATTCTTTTTTTTCTAGTTTCCTCTGGTCTTTTAGGCCTTTCAAATTTATCTAAAAACATATTTGTAATAGCTTCTACAGTTCCAGTTTTTAAAATATTTCGTAAATTCTTTTTGTTTTTTCCTCCTAAATCATAATCCCATTTAGGTCTAAGTTTATCTCCATCTGGAGTATTTAGTGTATCTAGCATATATTCTATTTGAGAATCAGAAGAATCTTTTTTACTTAGAGCTTTCAGATATCTTTGATAAGAGTCATATCTTTTTCCTGTAAACTGAAATAAACCGTAGCCTCCATCTTTACCTCCTTCTTTTCGTTTATAATCAAACGAATCATTTTCTGCATGTATATTGCCCATTATTCCTGAAATAGCTTCATTTCTAAGATTTAAAGACTTTAATTTATTGTATACTTGATTTCGGTTTTTATTTACATCTTTAAAAAGAATCTTATTAGAATTTAATCCTTTTTTTTTAGGAGTGCCTCCAATTGCTAAGTTTTGAACCCTCTGTTGAGCAGGTTTTTTAGGAGCAGATTTTCGTTCAGCAATTTTCTTTTCAGTTTTCTTTTTACCCTTATTATTTATTTTTTCTAAAAGATCATAGCCTATCTCTTCTGCTAGGCGGGGCGGAATATAATATTCAAAGTTACTAACTTTAATATCAACTGTCCCCTTAACTTGTTCTGCAGGTCGCCTAAGTTCTTGAATATTTATCTCTATACCCTTATCTCTTTTAAGAGATTCTATATTTGGTTTAAGAATACGCTCTTCAAAATCTCGTCTTCCTACTCTAGCTATAGCTGCAGCGTTAACTATAAAAGCAGCTTCTTTAGAAGGCATTTTAACATCGTCTGCAACTCCTGAAGAATCTGCCCCCGGTTTCATAATAGGACCAGTAACCCCTACCGGGGCTTGTGCTTGCCCCCCTATAGACAATTGCTGCATTTGTTGTTCTATTGGAGGAGCTTCTACTGGAGGAGGCTGTTCAACAGGCATTTCTTCAGCTAAAACTTGTTCAAGAGGAGGTTCTTGAATTTCTGCTATATCTTCATCAATAGGAGTTTCTTCATCAATAGGAATTTCTTCATCAATAGGAGTTTCTTCATCAATGGGAGTTTCTTCATCAATAGGAACCTCTTCATCAATAGGAACTTCTGTTTCTTCTCCTTCGTCTAAAGAAAGCGTAACGCCTAGACTCGTTGCAAAAGCTTCTAATACTTCTACGGGATTTGTATCTATAAGCTCTACGACCATTCCTCTTTCTTCTTCAGGAAGAGATTCTAAATTTTCAAGAAATTGTTGTTCTGTGATTTCCATTTTCATTAAACCTATTAATAATATTATTAAAAAATTTTTTTATTTCTAGAGATTATCATAACGCATCTTCTGGAGAATCTTCCTCAGCTTCATCAAAAGACTCGTCGGCGGCGGCGTCCTCCATTTGATCTATATCTTCTGGCGCTACATCCTCATACTCCAAGTCATCGATTTCATTTAGTGCCGCTTCAATATTTGCTTGTTCTTGTGCTTGATCTAGTGCAGCTTGTGCCGCATCTAGTTCGGATTCAGTTGGTTTTGATCCCCAGTCTGCCGCTGCTTCATCCAGTGCTCCTACAACCCCCATATCTCCAGCTAGTTCTGAAATAGATCTACCATCTTGTTTTGCATAATTATGTAATTCCTGAACAGTTAAACCAAGCTCAAGGGCTTTCTGTACAATATTTTTTGAAGTTTCTAAATCTTTTGTATCTTGTTGTGTGTTATAAGTAATAGTACCTCTTTCATACATAGTTGCATTAGCTAGGTCCATAGCTCTATCACTAACATTTCCCGTA